GGTACGCGATCTGTTGCCCTGGAAAGTTGATCTGAGCTCTCAGTAAATATCAATACGGTTCTGGTGAGCCGCTTACCCATACGGGATGGATCATGAACAGAGTCTGCTGCCTCATGCTTCACACTAAACAGGGCAGGCCCGACATGCTGCAGGGCGTAAACGGGGTTCCCCCTGACAGTCGCAGCCACAGGAGTGTTGGCCGCGAGGAGCCGTTTTTTTACTGTGTCCCGGTGAAGCCCAAAGGCCTCGGCGATTTTAAAAACACTCCAGTAATAAGCATCACCGATCCCGCTCACATTTGACATAAGCAACTCCATCTGGCAGGTGAAAATCAGGTTTATTTATATATTTCAATGAATTGCAAACTGGTCTAATGACAGGGAGAAAAAAATATTGTACAGGTGAAAATGGAAATAGCTTTTAATTATCAATAAATTACATCACATGCTGCCGCCACCATGAAAATGCAAAAACTAGCCGTTTTCCGCGACGCTGCCGCCCCGTGGCAGGCCCCCCCACCGGAAGGACCCGCACAAATGAGAGTGATTATCACCATTGCTGATGAATAAATTGATGAAAATCATTGAAACGCCATTCATCCATATACCAGCAGCATTCGGTGTTGCACTTCGTAACTCTGTGACTACGGTTATAAAAGCATTGGCAACTTTTGCCACCGGCAAGTCTTCAATGGATTTCCCCTGCCGGTTTTTTATTTTCGTCGATGCATAACATTGCATTTACATCAATAGCGGCTATTGTCATTAGTATGTTGCATCAATGCATGGGTGGTATTGGCGGTCTTCGCCGGCCGGTTCTGTGTAGCTGGACCGGTTTTTTATTTCTCACATTACAGCAGCCCCTTAGAGTGAAGGGCTGCTGTAATGCCTGTTACTCACGAATCAGGCGAGCACTCTTACTATTCATTTCAATACGCGAATACTGCGGTTTACCATCAATGACTTCTGACATTACGAACACCTCACCCGGCTGCAGTTCAACTGCCCCTTCCGGTAATTTCATACCGGCAAATACCGGACAGCCCGGATGGCGATCATCTTCTGTTGCTTCCAGCATTGACTCACCAAACCACTGCGTCGTGGCGCGACCATCTGCAGCCTTGTAGTGGATCAAGTACTGGTTTTCGCCATCCGCATACTGCGCGCGGGCTTTAACCTCACCCCATTCATCACTGATGCGCATCTCCACCAGTTGAGACAACTCAAACTTAAACGGAGCAGCATCAGCACCAATTGCAACAGGTTTGTTTTCTGTTTTTTCCATCATCATCTCCAGATATAAAAAAGCCCCGCATTTGCGGGGCTACAAACAGGCATCACAGCCAGTTAGCTAAGTCCGACAGACATAAAATCATCACTACCTAAACGATGGGAACCATAACGAACTTCATACTCCCCATTCAATTCAGAGCGTTTAGACTTTGCGCCATCCTCCGTTGCATAAATACCGACCAGATGCCAGGGTTTGTCACGTACTACAGCCCAACCCAGAACCCATCCCTGATTATCAGGATCGGCCTTCAGGTTATTTTCTACAAACATAGTTTTCTCCTTTTGGGTACCCGGAGACATTCTATGTCATTCATGAAACAGGTAACAACGTGGCTGTTACAATCTCCGCCATATTCGCGTTAAGATCACATTCAACAGAAATTTCTTCATCCGTGGCATCCACTTCATATGTCCGGGAATAACATTCCGTGCATTTACCACTGAAGATATCCTTAACCAGAACACGTCCACGCTGCAAAACCCTGAATGGAATCGTTCCGTTAAAGGGCTTTACGGTTACCAGTAATCTCTTCATATCCCCTCCGGATAAAAATGCCCCTTGCCGCCCGGGCTGTTGTTCAAAGTTCATCCTGATGCGGCAAGATTCAGAATGTATAAGACAAATTGGCACACACAGCAGAATTTCATGCTTTCTGGACGCTGGCGCATCCTTCATTTTTCAGCGAAATATTCTGCTCTTACGGGCGATCAGCTCTGCAGACACTGTCGAACACCGTCGACAATTTCGCAGACCTGAGAAGCCGTATCGAAAAGCTGGCGCGCCTTATCCAGGCTGACGCATCCCACCAGGAAAAAAGGCACCAGTATCGCTACCAGTGCCCATTTCGCCGCCGTTCGCGGCATTCTGTGTGTCCAGTGTTTTCGCTTCATCTCACTATCCACCAATCAATCCGGATAAGCTCAATACTCGCCAGGCGGTGGAAATGAAAATGGCAACCAACATTGCTGAAAATGAAAGGCCAACAGCCACACAGAGAATTCGCGCCAGTTTTATAATGCTATCTGACATATTTACCCCTGCCCCACTTACGATTTCACAGCAATGATCAATTTTGCCATCCCATACAGAATCGGAGACACAGCGATACCGACAGCCACCCACTTAATGGCAAAAGCCACCGCTCTGCTGATGTCATCAGTTACAGGCGCTTTCAATTCAAGGCCGTTTTTCATAGTCAACCTAAACAGAATTCGTTTATACTTCTCCATGTTCTCCCTTGCTTACTCAAGGTCAGAAACAGAAAACCCCGAACTGTTCCCGCAGCCGGGGTTTTTGCTTTTTATTTATCTGTATGGGCGCGACATCTTGCTATTTCATTCCGGGCTTCACTGTCGCCACGACAGATACAACGCGCCGTGTCACCGTTCAGTGTGATGATGTAGGCTTCATCCTCTTTTTCTACAGGAATGCACGGAATATTCCCGTCCCGGCAATACTCAATCTTCGCTGCAAGATGAGTGTTACGCGGATAGAACTCCAGGCGGTACATATCCCCCAGGACATGCACTTCCTCAACATGACGACCGTCTTCTGTTACCGTGATTTTCTTGAGTGCGTACATACGTACCTCCGTTCTTTCGTTTTTGAGTAATAAAAAAGGCCGCCGAAGCGACCTTTGTCAGAATTATTCACACCTTATGTCAGGATGTATGGCAATCTCTGCAGCACCAGTAACATCCATTCACCCTCGTGTAACCCAGATTTTTTGCGGCCTTCACTGCCGGCTCACATGAGCTAAACTCTCCAAGCTCTTTACGATTGTTTGCATCAGGAAGTCGAAAACATGTTTCTGTATGAACCTCATGATCGTTCTGATTATCTGTAAGAGTGTGAACATAGTACTTCATACGTATTTCTCCTTTTGGTTGCGTACGCCCAGGAGAAATTAAACGCAACATACACTTAACTCATTGATAATGATCATTTTTAAATGCTATCACACAGCCACGCGCTCTTTCATCCAGCCATAGACAAACGACTCATTGGCCTCGCGTTTCTCTGCCAGCTCCAGATAACGCTCGCCCTGCGTACAGTTCAGGGCTTTCACCAGTACCAGTTCACCATCCCTGCTGCGATTTTTCAGATATGCCCGTAATGCATTAAGAGTACGCGGCCCGATGCGTCCATCAGCATCCATATCCGGATAGAGTTTCCCGCGCAGGTTGAAAACGTTCAGCCAGCGTTGAAGCATTCTGGACGCCACAGTTGGCCCCATGTTCACGCCCGTATCGCACAACTCTGAGGCAATATCCGGAGACAGGTTCGCAACCAGGTCGAATCGTGGTCCGTACCAGTAGTCCGCCTCGAGTATTTCCAGCGCCTGCTCACGCGTCAGGTCACGCATATCGCCATGATAACCGTGTGCGCGGGCAACTTTTTCAGTAATGCCCCATCTGGTCGGTCCACCTTTATCATCCGGATGATTGATGTAACCGCCCTCTTTTCCCAGAATTTCGTCAAAAATTTCATCTTTCGACTTCATATCAGCGCCTTCGTAATACAAGGATTTTTGATACGTTCCCGCGTGCTCGTATCACCAGCACGCAGAACACCAAGTTAATCAGGACAACCAGCCAGTTACCTGGTGGGAAGCGACCACACAGATAACAAAGCGGTGCAAAAGCATAAAGCAGCATCAACAGCCAGGCCAGCCACGACATCAGCGGTTTATATCTCGACTCACCGCGACGATAAAAAAAGAGCGTCAGCACGATAACCGAGCTTAACACCACATTCAGTAATCCGGGAAGGTTACTTAACATTACCGCCTCCACCCCGCAGACGGGAGAACAGCCCGGATACCAGCGATGCGATATCCTGCTGGTGGATGAATGAGAGAATCTTCACCGACACCACCGATACCAGTACCGCACAAAGCGCGTCGAGAGATGTGCTGTGGAGATTCAATTTTTCGACCAGCCAGGACGCAAGGACATCCGCCCCCAGCACGCCAACAATGAACGACACCAGAAAATGCGCCGCCACACGCCAGACAGAAATCACCTGTGGCATCGTGGCCACAAACAACGCCCCGGCAAACGCGCCAAACACAATCCCGAAATCCGTCCCGGTAAACAGCCCGAATACCGTCGCCCCGCCGAGCGCCGCAGCCGTGCCGGAACCGGACAAGGGTTCAGACATACGTTTTTCTCCTGTAAATAAAAAAGGGCCTCTGTCGGCCCGTAAAAAAACACCCCGTCAAAGGCACCCGCAGATACCTTTTGTGTGGCGCTATCTGATGTGATGTGCGCCAGGCGTGGCGCGGATATGAAAAAGGCCCGCCGCAGCGAGCCATATGCATAGGTAAAAAAAATGCCCACACATAAGGCGGGCTAACGCAATGTAATGATGAAACAGAGTTTACTTGTATAGATGTTATAAGAATGCGCCGTCAGCCTGCTGTGCAAACTGGCAAATCGTAGGCCCGGAAACAGACAACGACGCATTCTGGTATCACCTCATCCCTGCAACATGCAGGGATGACTACAAAAAAAAGCACTGAAACTGTAGGCGGTCAGGTCTACAGAATGAAGAACAACAAATCCACCTGCCAGGTCTGTTCTTCACGAAAATTCGCCAGTGCTGATAATAAAGCTATGACTCATCAGTTTTACTGGAGAGCGGGTGGCGGGAATCGAACCCACATCATCAGCCTGGAAAGCTGAGGTAATAGCCATTATACGATACCCGCATACTGTACTGGCTTCCGGAATCACACGAATTACCAGGAAAGCCAGCACTGGTCCTTCAGACGATAGTAACGCCCCTGTGAACACAAAAATAACCGTCTTCCGGACCAGTCAGAATACTAACGACAGTTTTTCAGACATCAAAAATATATTTGGTGTTCAGTTTTAAATATGTGTATACATCTGTATCAGAAATATACAACTTATATCATCACTGAATTAAAAATCTTTCGTTATTTCTCTGACCGTCTGATTAAAACGTTCCTCTTCCAGTTCCACGCCAATCGCCCTGCGTCCCAGCGACAGTGCCGCTTTTATTGTCGACCCCGACCCCATAAAAAAATCTGCGACCAAATCGCCTGGACGACTGCTGGCAGAAATTATCTGACGCAACATATCCGCCGGTTTTTCGCAGGGATGCTTACCCGGATAATACTGCACGGGCTTATGCGTCCAGACGTCCGTATAAGGAACGGCGGCCGATACAGAAAAATAACGCCGCAGAGATTTGTATTCCTCAAGCAGACTGGCATATTGCCGGTTCAGTTCACTGTATGTGCTGACCAGTTGCTGGTGTGGCGTTGCCAGCTCCCCACGCTGGTGCTTTTCTTCTGCAACACACGCGAACAGCGCCTGCAGTTTTCTGTAATCAGCTTCGTTCGGTAACTGCCACTGACAGGTACCAAACCAGTGCGACACCATGTTTTTCTTTCCGGTGGCTTCCGCTATCTGTTTGGACGTTATCCCCAGTGATTCACGCGCATCACGGAAGTAAGAAATCAGCGGGGCCATGACGTGTTGTTTAAGCTCGCGCTCCTTTGCCGCATAGCCATCATTTTTTGGCTGGTATGGCCCCTGATAATGTTCGGCAAACAGAATGCGCTCTGTTGCCGGGAAATACGCCCGCAGGCTTTCTTTGTTGCACCCGTTCCAGCGTCCGGACGGCTTCGCCCAGATAATGTGGTTCAGCACATTAAAGCGCTCACGCATCATGATTTCGATATCAGATGCCAGGCGATGACCACAAAACAGGTAAAGACTTCCGGCAGGCTTCAGTACCCGCCAGAACTGAGCCAGACACTGGTCCAGCCATTTCAGGTAATCATCGTCGCCCTTCCACTGGTTATCCCAGCCCTCGGGCTTCACTTTAAAATATGGCGGGTCTGTGACTATAAGATCGACAGAGTTTTCCGATAAGGTCTGGATAAATTCCAGGCAATCGGTGTTGATTAACTCACAACTGAATATTTTTACAGTATCAACCATAGATCAATAAGCACTTCTCTGATAGGCTCATACCGCTTTTGCGCAAAGCGGATGGGCCTGAGGTTTGCTTGTGACCCCGATTCATGAGCAGATGGCTGGCAGGTGCCGCTAACACCCACCAGCCGCCCATTACCACAAAGTAAAAAGCCTTCACTGCGGAAGGCGTCTGTAACAACCGAACTGATAATCTGCCAGACCCGCCATAACAAGCTGGGTCAGTATTAACTGGCAGCGTTCGCGTGAAAGGTAAGTATTCTGCGCAATTTCCCCAACTGTTGCCGGTTCAGTGACGCTTAATTCATTAAACACCACTCTGGCTGTTTCGGTCATATCCTGCTGTTTTAGCATGTCTTTTTCTCTTTTTTGGTTAACGTGACATACCAATAACTCTTGTCGAAAAAGCCAGCAAGCTGAAAGACCGGTATTAATAACCACCTGCACATTTTATGTACCGAACCATTTTTCTGGCATAAAAAACCTCTCAATGGCGGGCGGTAAAAATCTTTGTTACTCAAGAAATTTTAACGCACTCTGACTGTATTAATTTCAAAATCATTAATATTTCCGCTATTAAATATAACGAATTTCTTACCCCCACTCCTGTATGATTTCGATAACACCAGACGATCATCATAACGCGCAATAATGTAATACCATACATTCTCATAGTGGATCGCCTGATATTCCCTCTTAAACTGTGGTTTGTACCAACCGGCAATGAGAGAGAATGCCCAGAAATAAATCATAAACCCAGCCATCATGAACTCAATTCGGTGATGGCGAATAAAAGACATTTCCGAAAAACATTTGACTGAAACAAGTCTTCTTCCAGACCTGACAAAAAGCGTGATTGTAAAGGCAGCAAGAATGCAGAAAATCAGTACATCTGGCTCAACATGCTGATGAATTACCGAAAACTCCAGAACAGGTGGAATAAAAAGCAGCAATATCGCGAGAAAAAGCCGGATAAAACTCAAATTTTGTATATTGCGCTTTTGTTTTATGCCCAAAAAGAAAATAATACCAACTCCCCATCCAATAAGGAATATAACGATAACTGTCACAGCATAAAACAAACTTCGTGCTACATCATCGACACCAGCCCCGACAACCCACCATGGAAAGCCATAGTAAAATGAAGTACCCCATCCATAGAAATAAGCGCTTCCCCATCCTAGACAGCCCATATAAGCAACAAAAAGTGAAGAGTTTCTGAGCAGAGCACTGTCATCCATAGTAACACCATTAACAACTCAAAAATATCAACACATATTACATAACAAATTGGATTCCATGCAGTCAAGGGGCGTCATTGATGGAGAAAGTATTGGCACAATCATCATCACGTTTAATGTCTATGCCATTTTTTTGGGGATAAAAAAACCCGCTCGGTCACGGGTTTTACTAGCTTTGCCATCACGTATAAAAACGGCAAAATATCAGATTCACACGAAATATATGCCTTTTTATCTACTTTTGCAATACTTTGCTATGAAAATGCCGCCTTTTGTTTTGAACGTGTTCCCTCCACCAACAATAAAGCTTCACCATCCAGCCGATGAAAAATGTGTTTCATTGCAACCCAGTGACCAGTAAATGTCTTGGACCAGTTTTTGGTTGTTACTCCCACCAGTAACGCCAGTTCCTGGTATTCGTAACCTTCCCCACCAAAAAGCTCAGCTTTTACCGCCTGCGCCGCCAACCAGATCAACGTCTTCAGGCGCACCAGAGTTTTTCCTGCAATTTTTCTGGTACCGGATTGAGCATTAAATTCAGTCCACGCCCACTGCGTTATCGCGATCTGATGCTCCCAGCAAATGCTACCGCTGTAACACCACAGCAGCCAGGCTTTATGATGTTCTTCAAGAGACAGAACGGCGCGTCGCCATGATGATGTCGAAAACTCAACCGGACTGACCAGGGCAATTGATGAACCTTTCGCCAGCGATTGCTTTCCCGGGATCGGTGGATTATCCAGCGTTACTATTTTTCCAGTGACCTTATCGCGGTACCGGATTTTTTTACGTCTGTAACGCCCTGTATTGAACATGGCATTCTCCTGCCAGGCTTCAAGCTGACCTTTTGTTGCTCCACTCAAATCAGCGGTGGCGATCATGAGCTGCTCACGCACAAACTGTAAATACTGGTTATTCATGCGCACTCCAGTTCTGTGATTTTTATCCCCAGCCGCCCACCCGGAACGAGCTGACCGCGCACAATATTGATTTCATCAAACTGCTCGTCGTCTATGAGAAGTCCGGCATGCGTCAGCGCATCCAGTGGTGCTTTCAGGATATTGTCTAGGTCACGACGGCGCTTATCCGGTGGCTCTGCAATAATCTTTATCGCCAGCCTTCCGGACAGTTTTAATTTCAGCCGCTGCTGGCGAACAATAAGCGCCACATCCCGGCGATAACGCTCACCGGCTTTTGATACAAAATATGTGCTGCCACGACGTCGCCAGTAGGTGTTCACCGTTGGCGGGTAAGGCAAAACAAATTCTATGCGTTCAGTCATTTATGCTTTCCACTTCAGGACACCCGAATTTCTCGCGTGCATTAAAAAACGAATCAGCAACAACAGCTGGCTGCCGTGTTTTTCTTCAAAATCTTTTACCCCGGCGTGCAGTTCGTTATGACATTTACGGCACAGCGGAATAACAAACAAATCGTCAGCCTTTGTTCCCATCCCTCCCAGTCCATGACCAATAATGTGATGCGGATCATCTGCCTGATTGCCACACGTCATGCATTTCTGCGTTTTTACCCAGCGCGTGTATACGGGCATCTCTTCCCGCTGTGGTTTCTGACGCTGGAGATACTGAGCCGGAGACTCCGGATCAACGGCAATGCTGACCACCGTCTTTTCCTGTGGTGGGTTTTGTTGCTGGTGGGCGTGAGGCAACGGCGAAAAATTTTTTGTGCGCTGCTTCAGTATGCTGGTGGCGGTCTGCTCTCCCTGTACGATGTCGCTTTCGCGGTAAACCGAGCGGATTTTTTCCGCACGCAACCCCAGAGAACGACGTAATACTGCCTCCGGTAGTGCGTCCGCTACCTGATTGCAGACCGCCCACCAGGATAATTCAGCCAGCGATAATTCCCGCTCCTGTGTGCCATTCATTGCATGGCGTATGACGTCAATCATCCATGCTGACAGGTTTTGATGAGCAAGTTGCCCGAGTGACTCGGAGGTCTGGTCACGCAGCTGGTTGTCGCAGTGCCAGCACAACACCATTGCGCCGGTACCGTAACGATGTATGACGGTTTCACTGTGGTGATAGTCTCCATGAGGCCACTGGCAGGATTTAACATGACGCAGGAGCCAGTCAGACAGTGCGCCAGCGCCGCCAGCAGCACGAATCACACGCTCATCGCTGAAAAACGGCAGCAATGTTTTATCTTCCGCCAGCGGCTGGCGAACGGCAGGAACGACTCCGGACGGCAGACCGCGCATGTTTTTCGGTTCCGGCTCCACCAGCACCCTGCCGTTATGGAATACCTGCATGGATTCACGGCCTGGCTTAACGATAACCAGCCCAAGTTCCGGTACCAGAACAGGTCGAAGTAATACCCGCACGTTACCTCCAGATGCGTTGCTGGAATGTGCGGGACGGACGCGGTGGGCGTTCGGAATAAGGGAGTCTGACGTAGATTATCCAGTGACGATAATCGAGGCTGAGGGCTTTCCTAAACTCATACCCACGTCTGCAGTAGTTCTGTATCAGCCATTCGGCCTGTTCTTCAGTGCATGGGGCATGCTGATACCAGTCATATTTGAATGTGTGAGAACGCCGCCCTTGCCTGCTGGCAGGGGCGGTATCAGAATTGTGATGTTTGGTATTGTGCGCCATCGGTTTTCTCTGCTGGCGCAGCAGGTGCCAGTTGTTCAAGCTGGCGTGCGGCAATATTGTCTCTGATTTCTGTTGTCGTCAACAGGCAACGTGCTATCATCGAATGGTGTTCTATCCTACTCCGTGAGGTTTACCATGCGTACAACCCAACAATTCAGCATTACATTAACTAACGAAATGGCTGACATGGTGCGCGCCCGTGTGGCTTCCGGTGCCTATGCTTCAGAAAGCGAGGTCATTCGTGAAGGGCTTCGCGCACTGAATGAGCGCGATAAAGCAATCGAAGCGTGGTTAACGCATTCAGCCGCCCCCTCTCTTGATTCTATCCGCGAAAACCCAAACAACGGACGCTCCATTTCACAGGTTCGCGCCGCGATTCGATCCGGGAAGTAATCTGCATGACATATGAAGTCATCATTACTCCTGAGGCCGAACAACAAATAATCAACCTGCACAGGTATATAACGGAGAAAGCAGGGAACGTCATTGCTGACAATTATGCCAATGCGCTTCTTGATTATCTTGATGGGTTTTCTACATTCCCGCATCGGGGCAATAAACGCGATGATATTCGCCAGGGGATGCGGGTAACTCATTTCCGCCACAGAACGATTATTGCTTTTGCCGTTGATAGCAGAAAAGTCTTTATTGTCGGTATCTATCATGGTGGGCAAAGTTATGAAACCGATTTCTTATAAACTTTTACCCACATCATTCCGGTGTTAGAATTAACCGTCCGCCCCCCTCTCTTACTGGCGGATTCGTAGGCTATATAAATCAAAGATCCCGGCTCATGTTTGTGTCGGGATCTTTTTTCGGCGATTTATCCCCAGCGGCAAATCGAATACACCACCAGCGCCACCGCCATCGCAATTCCTACCGTGGTGAATGCCTCAGGCCAGGTCATCGATTCACCTCCTGCTCAATATTTTTAAGGTCATTTTCCGCATACAGTATTGCTGTCCTGGCTGCTCGTAACCGGGCTTTGGCGTTTTTCTCTTCACGTTCAAGTTTTGCCACAGCTTCACGAAGAGCATCCCGCTTTGCATAGAGTGATTTAATCTCAGACACTATGTTTTCACCGTTTCTCGCACGGTCGAGAACAAGCTCGAACGGATCTAAAGCCAATCCGCATCGGTTACAGGTAATCGTACGATTCACTTCTGAAATTGTTGTACGGATATGCTGACAGCATTTTTGCTCGCCGCTTTTTCTGTCGGTTATCACAACGTTGAGGAGTCCTTCCTCCTCTGATTTTGGCTGTACGAGGGTGATAACATTGTCGACTTCATTTTTCATCAGTTCACCTCCTGCGGTGGCTCCGGTAGCGGCATCCAGTGAGTTGCCTGCTCAATACCATTACCCGGCTTAATCGTTGCTTCTCCTCGCCGGAATGTGCTTCCTGTATAGCGTGCGGAGCATATTAGCGGTTCAACCAGAGAGCTATCGAAATTCACCGAAATAAGCACGTTCTGGTTCTTTTCAGGCATCCGCTCACTACAGCTTATCCAACCATCCGGAATTACCGGCGCTGACGGCGCTGCGTAAAGCGGTGTTATTTCTGCCCGAAAATCACCTATTTCATGCAGTCGCACCCAGCGTTCGGCTTCTGCTTTGTCAGAATACATAGCGGTGAACGTATTATATTCATGGTCAATTTGCGTGAAGGTCGCCTTCCACGCCACTGGCTCTGCTTCCAGTGATGCCAGTGCGATACGAAACACATTGGCAAGCAGGCTGTCTGAAGATTGGTTATCGTGCGCCGGGTCGCTCAGGAAACCAGTGATGAATGATTTAATCTCCGCGTTTTCTCTGGTAATAGTGGTCATATCAGCTTTCCTTATATGGGTTGATTTTGTTGTGCAGTGTGTTGAACGACGCCCATACCACGTCGTTATACAATTCAATAACTGGCTCAATTATTTTCCCGATAAACCAGACCAGTAATAGCGGGGATATCGGTATCATCAACACGATAAACAGAATGAGAAACAGGAATTCCGTTGCTCTGCTCTTTCGCGGATATTCTTTTCTGAATAATGTAGTCATTTATTACCGCCCTTTCGGGCGGCCTCCTGATGTTTTTAGGGTGCAGAAATCCCTCCGGTTAAGGATTTAATAAAATTCACTTCTGATTTAAATTTTTCAGTGTTTTGTTGTCAGGTGGTTTATCGCCTTTATGCTTCAGCCTTATTTCTCAGCCATACACAAACAGGACCATCTTCAGTGTCATGAATGGAACCAATGAACCAGCCTTCACCTTCCGGGCGCTCCGGTTTCCAGGAGGCAATATCGGGACCATCTGCGTCCAGATTAAAATCATCTTCATCCATAGTTCTGATGGTCCATTGAAGATTATTTTCCTCCATCCATGCGTTAAACTCTTCCGTTGAAATATGTTCTCTACCATCACAGAATTTTTCATATTCAGGATGCGTCCAGCAGCCATATGTATCACGTTCTACCGGCATTTCTTTGATTTCGTTCATAACATTAACTCCATTAAAATAATGCAAAACACATTAACCACACCACTACAACCGATGCTATTAACACCCTGATTGCAAACAGTGGACTGATATGTCGAAAAGGATTTTCCCAGATAATAAAAGCCGCTGCCAGAAATGCACTGATCAGGAATACAATAACAAACAGCTCAATTTTGATTATCCAGAACATATTCACTGCATCGCCTTCTGTAAAATAACCGCATGCCCCAGCTTCTCCGCCAGTGCCAGTTCTGCCCTGGCACCCGCCGACCGCTGCCAGCCATTCAGCATGTAAATCGCATCCACGCAACGTATCATCGCCATGCAGATATCCATGTACTGCAACTGAGTCAGTCCGTCCGGAAGTACTGCCGGATTTAAGACTGTATGCCCCTCCCGTTTCAGTTCCTCTTCTGCCTTGTGGAACGCCTCACGGTTGAAATTTTTATACCCGGTCATCGGACCGGCGATATAAACCCTCACCCTCACTCCATCACCTCCTGAAAATTACCCCGATAGAACGCCAGTACACGTTGCATTGATTCGCTGTTACGGCATTCCCGGCAAATTATGTTCATGTCTCTGTCGTAGCGACGGATTTCACCATCAGGTAACTTCCGGACCAGTGCCGGGTCAGCTTTCTTCGGAGTTTTACACCACGCCTGATACGCCTGTTCTGATACAAAAACACCGTATTTACCGGATATGTACAAATCACCACAAGCAACCACATCCACAAGACAACGTCTGACCGTATGCCAGCCAGCCCCCGTTGCACTCTCCAGTTGCGACATCGTCATGCGTTTGTTCCTGTGTACCAGCCCGATAATTCGTGCCTTCAGTTCTTCCCGCTGTTCAGGTGTAAAAACGCTTGCCATGAGTCCTCCTGAAATTACTTCACAACCCTTAAATGACTGACATTTGAACGCCAGCTCTCCCAGTTAAAATTCACCCAGCGACCACCGTTCATGGTCATGCGGTCCATCACGCGCTCACCAAGCAGCGTATTCATTGCCGTATGGTTCAGGTTCGTCAGCATCCCGACGCTGTGCATCGAGGCCGTTCTGCGATCGACTATCTGGTTCAGTGTGACCTGTTCGTTACGCGTATCCCGCTGCATACCAATTTCATCCAGGACAAGCAGGTCAACTTCACACAACCCCTGTAAAAACTTTTCGCCCGAGTTTTTGTTGTCGTAGTTGCCGTGTAACGCCAGCATCACATCCGCCACCGTCACCACAATCACGCTGCGACCTTTCGCCAGAAGATGGTTGCCAATGGCTGCTGCCAGATGATTCTTTCCGGTACCCGGCTTACCGCTGAACACGAAATTTGTGCATCCGGTCATCATTTCTTCCGCGATGGATTTTGCCTGGCTCAGCGCGTGGCGTTGGCCATCGTTCTTCACCAGGTAATTCGCAAACGAACACTTCTGGTGCAACAGTTGGATACCGGAACGCTTCATAATTTTCTCCACCCGGATCTGGCGATTCTGGCGGTTAATTTCCTCACTACGCTTTCGCCCTTCTGCAAGCTGCCACTCTCTCCACTCGTCCACTGTCCGGTACGGTGCGGTTACATGCTGCGGGGCCAGCTTACGGATGCGTTCAAGAACACCACCTGCAGCAATATTTTTCATAACCCGTTACCCCCTGAATCCCGGCGGAATTTCGGTGTCCGGTTCAGAAATGTGATTCACACAACGCTGTACAGGCGAACGTCCCAGACGAATAACCAGCTCATCCCATTTTTCGCGAAGCTTTGACGGGCTCATGACGTTTTTTACCCAGAATGGATCCCGTTGTACCCGACTGAACATTTCGCAAATTTGCCTGTGAGTTCTGCCATCCAGCATCCGCATTGTGCGCACGTCATTGGCCCATGCGGTCCAGTTGGGTTCTTTCGGTCGCGTGATCTCGCCATCATCGCTGGCAGCCTGTTCGTAAAGACTCACGATTCGCCCCCAGATCCACTGCGCACACGTCAAATCTTCCTGGCTGCCCCACTGGCGTTTTTTCGCACTGAACACAACCGCGTCAGGATGTCGGGTTAAAAAATCCTGTTCAGCCGTCTCCTCGTCCGGTTGCGAAGCTTCCGGACAAGAAGTGTTTTTATTCTCTGTAGTAATCTCTGTAGTAATCTCTGTAGGATCATCGGGCCATTTTGACCCGATGACATTGGGTCGTTTTGAACCAATGGGGTGTGTCATTTTGGCCTCTTCCATCGTGTCATTTTGACCTGATGGAGCGGCGCATTTTGACCTGATGGATTCGCTCAATTTGCCATCATCTAAAAGCTTGCTCTCGTAATTGATCGTGTAGAAATTAGTCATATCGCGCTTTGATTTATTGAGCTTTTCGCAACGCAAAAGCCCCAGCGTTTTCAGACTTGCAAATGCGCGTTTTAACGTTGACTCTGACCAGAACGGGAACTGTTCCAGCCATTGTTCAGTTGTGTTATAAATCCAGCGAACACCATCACATTCCATGCCGGAACTGGTATCTCTCAACCAGTAATGCAGCTGCTGCAACACGATGGCTTCGTTCAGACCAATTTTCATCGCCAGCTGCGTGTTTATAACCAGCGGGCGTTCAGCAAAAAGGAGACTCATAATTCCATCCGGCTTTTTGTTGATATTGCTGACGATACGCACGCTTGAAAGCTATGGCTTTTTCTATTAGCTCGTCAGCTTCACGCTCCACAATGGCTGGATCCGCAAAAAGCAGCCCGGACTCCACCACTTCGCCATATTCTTTGTTTAACCCGGCGATCATGTACGTAATGCTTTTTCCGTCAGTAATTTCACAATACAACCTGAAATCACTGATCCGGATAGCCTCCATAATTGCCGGAATCAGCGCCGTGAATTTTTCACGCTTATCCCTGGTGTCGATAGTTTTCCAGCGTTCGAAAATCTTCACCCGGTTAACGCCCAGCGCCCGTTGATCAACCGCGCCATCATCAAACGTGACGCGTTGAACATCGATGTTCGGGCGTTCTTTCAGAGCCCAGAATGCTTCCGTGATTAATATCGTCGCCTGCTCCTGTGTCATTCCTGGTCGGCATACCCAGGCATCCAGAGCCTCACAAACCTGTTCAGGGGTGATTTTCATTGTTCACCGCCAGTGATTCATTCGCCATACACTTATTTCCACAAGGCAGCCCGTCTGTTGGGTTGGGGTAAATGTCAGGACGAAGTTCGTGGGGGGTAACCGTCCACTCCATAATCTCGCATAGTTGCAAAACCCTTGATGCAGGAATCTGATGCCCATTAGCCCATCGGGACACAACCTGCTGCGGTAATCCAATCAAACGAGCAATACCTGCTTGGGATAACCCTTTTTGATGAATTTTATTTTTTAAACATTCATGCATATCGTTAACTCCAATGAATTGCCATGATTTATACACTTTTAAAGTTACACAATCAACACTTTAAAGCTGTTTGTACTAGTTACACTTTTTTTATGTAAAATGAATGCATGAAGCGAATGACTACCCTTGAAATAACCACGTACCGAATAAAATTGGTGCTGGAAAAAACAGGACTTAAGCAGGCAGAACTAGCCCGCAGGATTGGTGTTGCCCAACAATCGGTCCAAAAGTGGGTTCATGGCATCACAAGCCCATCAACGGCTAATCTCGATAAGCTTTCCGAAGTGACGGGCTTTCCTCCGTATTGGTTTATGTTACCGCCAAGCGAAGAAGAGCAAGTCGTAGTGCCTGATACAATGAAAATAGGTCCCAGACAAAGAGAATTGCTTCAAACTTTCGGAGCATTTCCAGAGGAAGATCAAGAACAAATGTTAAAAGATATGAAAGACAAAAAAGAGTCAATGGATCGCACTGTCGCACGGTGGCTCGCAGCCCAGAAAGGGCATCGAGCATAATCTATATCATCCATAAGATGAGGTATGTAATGAATACAGCCCTTTCACCAATGGTTTCTGAGTTTGAAACCATTGAACAAGAAAACAGTTACAACGAATGGCTGCGTGCGAAAGTAGCAGCAAGCCTTGCAGATCCGCGCCCAGCAATTCCCCATGACGAGGTTGAGCGCAGAATGGCAGAACGCTTTGCTAAAATACGCAAGGAACGGAGCAAGTAGTAAATGTTACCCGTGTTATGGCTTGAAAGCGCAGATGCCGACCTAGATGATATAACTAGTTATATTGCACGTTTCGACATAGATGCGGCAGAACGTTTGTGGAAGCGCTTAAGAGCTTGCGTACTGCCGTTATCTGAGCATCCGTATTTATATCCACCAAGCGACAGAGTGCCTGGCTTGCGTGAGATTGTGGCCCACCCTAATTATATAATTCTTTACCGTGTGGCCGCTTCAAGTATTGAAATTGTAAGTATCGTACACGCCAGACGTCAGTTTCCCAGATAATACCTCCCCCTTCTTTTCGCAGAACCGCTTCACATCAAGGCGTTTTTTGAACACATAAAACTAACTTTATAAGTGTTGACATAATAACTTTTAAAGTGCATCCTTTGTTTTACCAACCCACCCCGCCCCACAGAACGCCGGGCAATACTTCGAGTTACCAGGCAGTGGTCAGGGGTTAAGTAGCCAGCCCGAGGCGTAAGAACATGACGGCAGGGTTCAACTTTAACTATGCAGCAGGTTTTTGTTCCGCTACCCCGGCGTTAAGGGGAAATGAGGTCAACATGGATACTATCGATCTTGGCAACAGCGAATCTCTGGTATGTGGCGTGTTTCCCAACCAGGACGGTACGTTCACCGCGATGACGTATACCAAAAGCAAAACGTTTAAAACCGAAGCTGGCGCGCGTCGCTGGTTATCCAGAAATACTGACTGATGAGATTAACGATGGAATTTAAAGATTTACCAACACCTTTCCAGGAAATGGCAGCGAATATAGTTCGTTCTCAATTGGCGACTCTTGACCTGAGTACCGTAGAAAAAGAAACCATAGATAATATATCCGGTAACGTGCGCCGTGCCTTTATCGGGTTGTACGAAGAGAAGCAGCACTCTGATAAGCATGATTCCTCTGAAAAATACTTCCTGGAATTAATGGATATCATTAACAAGGGGTTTGGTTTGTTGATGGAAAAGAAAGGGATTCGAATAGAACCCCTTAAAAACCATTTTACTGAGTGCAACATTAATTCCTGTGATTTAAAGCATCCCACTTCAGATGGGAAAGTTGAAGCCAACTATAAAATATCAATTAATCATTAAGTTCTCCACGGGTGAGGTGGAGAACATGCGCCGGACACGGATAAATCTCCGGCATGCTCTTTAACATTCTGGATATTCCTAACCACAAAGAAATCGCATCAATTTAGATTTTGTGGGCAGCTTCTCTTGTTGTTCGATGGAAACGCCTATTTTGATCTGTGTTTTTAAGATCGCAATATCTTTAAGTGATGACCAAATATGATCATCCGTTTTTTCCAGAATTTTTAACTGCATTTTCAATTCAGAATCAGAATATTTTTCTGCATCATCAAAAAGCTGCAAATATTCTGCGGATTTTCTCATGGCGTTACCTGACTTTTGTCCGAATCCATAAATCGTTTGGACGGTTGCGATCACAACAATAAAAACGCCAGAAATTTCCGGAATGAATCCGCCAATGACAGATGAACCGAGGATAATACTCACCACTGAGAGAAGTTTATCGAGACGACCAGTCGCTACAGAAAATAGTTGCTCAAGAAAATAGCCATATAAAATTCTGTCAAGAATATCATCCCGGTCCATACATCATCACCTGCTTGTTTGGTTGTTGCTGTTCCCCCTCTCCTCCGAAGGAGCTGGAGATGGTTTTGGTCGAATGTTTTTCTCTGGTATGTGATCCCAGACTGTTTTATGTGTCGAATTGCCACCACCTGCTTGTGCTCTTTGCTCTGTCATATGATTTCCTTGGATCGTTGGGGATATCCAGATTATACAGATTTCTTGTCGTTGGGGAATGACAGGAACCACCTCGCCTGACGTGGTTAAAAGCAGGCACACAACACGAAAGCGCACGGCGAAGTCATTTCTCCCTCTGTTGCGTGTCGCCGGTATCTTCGACCGTGCGCTTCCGGTTGTGGCACTCCGCGAAATGGCGCGGCGGTAAGTATGGCGGGGTTATCCTTACCCCCACTGGTAGCACCGGGTTGTCAGGTTGACCATACGCCTGAGTGACAACCCCGCTACAACACTCCATGTTGATTTGTACCTTTGGCGGCATCAGTTTCATTGCTGGCTGATGTCCGCCCTTTTTAAAGTGAATTTTGTGATGCGGTGAATGCGGCTGAGCGCACGCGGAACAGTTAAAAAGCGATTAGTTCCCCCGTATCGGGTGTTTATGGGTTTCCCTGTATCCGGCGTTAATTGTTAACTGGTTAACGTCACCTGGAGGCACCAGGCACCGCATCACAAAATTCATTGTTGAGGACGCGATAATGGAAACGTTATTACCAAACGTTAATACGTCTGAAGGTTGTTTTGAAATTGGTGTCAGAATCAGTAACCCTGTATTTACTGAAGATGCCATTAATAAGAGAAAACACGAACGGGAGTTATTAAATCAAATTTGCATTCTTTCTATGCTGGCCCGTTTACGTCCGACTCAAAAAGGATACTGGCAATGAATACCACATTTGCACTTGTTCTGACGGTTTTTCTTGTTTCCGGTGAACCGGTTGACATGGTTACTGGCGTATACGGCTCAATGAAAGAATGCATGGCTGCCGCAGCGGAACAGAAAATTCCCGGTAACTGTTATCCGGTCGATAAAGTTATTCGCATGGATAATAACGAAGTCCCGGCAGGGCTTTAAACCAGCACCGTAATAAATATCCGGTTTCATTTTTATATGCCAGCAATGGCAGGGATTTGTTCACCCTTAAATCTGTAATGAGGTAAAACAAAATGAGTAAAGTCTTTATTTGCGCCGCCATTCCGGACGAACAGGCAATAAAGGAAGAAGGTGCAGTCGCTGTAGCCACTGCCATTGAAGCCGGTGATGAACGTCGCGCCCGCGCAAAATTTCACTGGCAATTCCTGGAACATTATCCGGCTGCTCAGGACTGCGCTTATAAATTTCTTGTTTGCGAGGATAAACCCGGTATACCCCGCCCTGCCCTCGATTCCTGGGATGCTGAATATATGCAGGAAAACCGCTGGGATGAGGAGTCTGCTTCCTTTGTACCGGTTGAGACTGAATCCGATCCGATGAACGTCACTTTTGACAAGCTGGCCCCTGAAGTACAGAACGCTGTCATGGT